CACGCGGCGAGTGCGAAGTCATTTGTCGGCGGTGCGGAGAAGCCGGTCACGAGATTATGGGACACGCTCTGTCCGCGTATGAGGCGGGCGAGTATGCCGGGAATAATGGTCTGTACTGCGATGACTGCGGGGAAGAGATTGAGGCCCCTTACGAGTGGACCTGCCCCGCGTGTGACGCGGAATACAGCGGAGACGAAGCCATGGACGCTGAAAACGAGTATGGCTACGGCCTGGACGCCTCGCACAAATGCAATGAGGATTGCCCCGGAGACGGAGAGGAGGAAGAGGAATCCATTTAATGGACAAAACCGGGCAAACCAGCCCGGACCTAACGCGCCAACGTCCAGTCTCAAGTCTGGAGGGAAGAAAGCGGAGAGGGGAGGATTTATGGCAATGTCAAAGAAGGATTTTATCGCACTGGCGGACACTCTCCGGGCAGTCCGGGCCAGCTATAGCCCGCATTGGGATGCGAACCTGTTCCGGGCTTGCGACGATCACGTCAAAGCGCTTGCAGATTTTTGTGCAGGGCAGAACCCCAACTTCAACCGCGAACGCTGGCTGGATTACATTGCTGGCAAGTGCGGACCCTCCGGGGGTTCGATCAAGGGATCAGCACATGCGCAAACGTGGACAAAAAAGTGTGGGCGATGCAACGGCGAGACTGAGGCCGGACCGGACACTCAGCATTATACGTGTTTCTTTTGCGGCAATGAGGGCCGTGTCTGATGGGCAACCAACAACCACTAACCCCGCCTCACGGCATAACCTGGCCCGGATGGGCGAGAAATGAGGAGGTATGGAAGTCCCTCAAAGGGTATTAGATTCCGTCTACGGTTCAAAACCCGGAGATTGGAAGCAACACGAAAACGGCGGGGGATGGGTCTACAAAACCGCCACAGTCCAAAAGTCGGTATATCTCCATCCGACCTCAATCGTGTACGGCAATGCGCAGGTGTCCGGCAATGCGCGGGTGTACGGCGATGCGCAGGTGTCCGGCAATGCGTGGGTGTCCGGCAATGCGTGGGTGTACGGCGATGCGCGGGTGTCCGGCGATGCGCAGGTGTCCGGCGATGCGCAGGTGTCCGGCGATGCGTGGGTGTTTTCGCCTCCCTACATCCAAGGAACCCGTCACGCTCTAACTCTTTGCTCTCTCACTCAAATAGCAATCGGTTGCCACGTTCACGATGTAGTAGACTGGCTCGAACGATACAAGGCAATTGGTCGCTCGGAAGGCTACACAAAAGAACAAATTGCAGAATATGGGCGGCACCTTGTCTACCTCGCGGCGATTGCAAAACGGCTGCAAGCAGCGGCAAAGAAAGCCGCCAAGACAAAATAACTAACCCCGCTTAGGCGGGTGCCGTCAATCAACCAGCCTCCCTGCGGCAGACGGCGGGCAACAGTCCGGAAAATGGACTGGCTAATGGGTTGAAGAAAAGAGGGAGTATGCGATACTTTTTCAACGTGGAATTTTCTGGCGTGGGCAACTCACCGGAGGAAGCGTGGGAAGACGCTATTGAGGGTTTCGAGTTAGACCCCGGCGAAGTTCCCGAAGTTACGGCAACCGAGAGCGAAGACGACGACGCCGCATGAGAAACCTCACATCAACTCGCACCCCGTCTCACCTGTCCCGGTCTACAGTTCACCACCTGGGCGGCGCTCGTTCTCTTGCATCAGCTATCGTGGGAAGAGTATCGGCTAAAGAACCGGACAGGTACACGTTCAAACGTCCGGGGCCGTGCGCGGCTTGCTCCAAGGGCAGACACTCAGCGTGCGTGTCGATACACTGCCCGTGCGCGGTATGCGCGGCGAAGGATGTGCTATGAATCAGCGATTGACTTTCTGGCAGATGTATGGTATCTTGTTCTTAGCCGTGGTACTTATTTACTGGTCGTGGTAAGACCTCGCGGCGCAGAGCTTAACGGAGGAATTATGTTGGGACTCAAGTACAACGCGAACTATTTCCGGGCAGAGGTAGAACGTCTTACCCTGCTCCTAACCCAAGCTGTCGGACCGGAAAACCGGGTCCAGCTACAGCGCGAACTCGCCTCGGCGCGGCAGCATTTGGCCGAACTCGAAGGAAAGGGGAAAAATGTGTAAGGCATTTTCGTGCATCATCGATCAGGCCGAGAAAGTAACCTGGAAGCTCGGTGTTGATTCGCACTCGGAATTGGCGCGGATTGGTGGGTATGCCGACCGTGAGTTGGGGGAATTTGCCAAAATCGAAATCACCCCCAAAAACAACGATTACCTTAACTCCGATGACTGGGAGTATCGGGTTGACGAATCGCCCGTACCCAAGTGGTGCGGGATTCACGAGAAAGAACTTTGCCTCGCGGCGCACAAAAAGTGGCTCAGGAAACTGGACAAGTTTATCAATCGCCATCCGATTGTGCATCCGTTTGAAAAAATTCCGCCGGAAACGATCCAAAAGAAGCACATTCTTTTGCTAAAAAAATGGGACTCGGTTGGGGCCTCGGTTGGGGGCTCGGTTTGGGCCTCGGTTTGGGCCTCGGTTAGGGACTCGGTTGGGGACTCGGTTAGGGCCTCGGTTTGGGCCTCGGTTTGGGCCTCGGTTAGGGACTCGGTTGGGGACTCGGTTAGGGACTCGGTTTGGGACTCGGTTGGGGACTCGGTTGGGGACTCGGTTGGGGCCTCGGTTTGGGCCTCGGTTGGGGACTCGGTTAGGGCCTCGGTTAGGGCCTCGGTTTGGGCCTCGGTTAGGGCCTCGGTTAGGGCCTCGGTTTGGGCCTCGGTTAGGGACTCGGTTAGGGCCTATACGGGCAGCTTCTTCCGTATTCCGGTTTGGAAATACGTCAAGCACCCCAAGGGAAAGTACCCCTATCAGCCTTTGGTGACGTTGTGGAACTCAGGACTTGTCCCATCCTTCGACGGCACGACTTGGAGGCTGCACGGCGGACCAAAGGCAGCGATCTTGTTTTCAATTACGAAAGAAGAGTTGAAGAAATATCGCTAACTCGTCCATTTTCCGGACTGAAAGGAGTGAAGTGGAAGTCAGGACCAACCTCGGACCCACCTGGGCCGAAATCGAAGTGGAGCGTAACCGGCGCGAAGATGAAGCTATCGCACGACGGTACTTTCCGTACAAACACCTCGGACGTGGGCACTTAAGAGAAGATTTGTGCAACGTCCGGCGCGATTGGTAACTAACCCCGGCATTGCCGGGATACCCGCATAAACCAGCCTTCTCGCGGCGCGGGTGTTGGAGTTGACAAATGGTTTGGAAAAGAGAATGCGTGAAACAGAATCCAATCACCATCAGTCGGGAGCAATGGATCGAGGGCGGGCGTAACGCGGTCCTCGACGCGCTGGATCAGTTTACTCGGGTCTCGGTGGGTCATGTAGAAGCCCGTGGATGGACTGATCCTGAATTGCCGAACCTGTTCCGTGCGGTAGACCGCCAACTCGGGCTGATTGCTGACCGAATCAACAGCGGAGAAGAACCCGGCTCTGCCTTCTTCCAAGTGGAAGAAGAGCAACTGTGACCGCCTGGGCCATCGTCACATCGCCCGTATGGGTGCCACTCGTTGTAATGATTGTGGGCGGCACTGTGAAGCTCATCAAAGGTAACGATTGGGGAGTGTGAAATGACCTGTCCGAAAAATGGACCTATGACCGGCTTGCTCTGGGCGCTGCCTCTGAGCATCGCTCTGTGGTCCCTGATTATCTGGGTGATCTACCACGTGATTGCGGAGGGGTTGAAGTGACAGACCTTACGATGCGGGCAACTCGCCTGAGATTCAGAACCGTATGCGAAGTCAAGCAGCGGGGAAAGTACCGGAAGATCGTGGTCGAGGCGAAGCCTGATTACGCGCTCGTCCGGTTGGAGGGGATGCGCTTCGCCTACACCATACCCTGGGATTTCGTGTGGAGTCTCGGAGCTAAGATTTCAGCTAGGAACGCGGCTGCGGAAAAGCTCGCCAAACGCAAGGCGAAAGTGGGGTCCAGATAATGGACAACCCCATCCTAACCGAAGCCCTCGCCATGTCCGAAGACCGGGAGATTCGGGAAGCTCGAACCTGGTTACGGGCAGAGTGGTTGCGCTTGTACATGGAAGCTCGGCCCTACTCAAAAGAAAATGTTCGGCGCAGGGCTGCGATCTGTGATAAAATAAGAAAGTGGAGGGCTGCTTGATTCTGCAAGCCTACAAATGCGAACACTGCGGGGCAGACCGAGGTTGCGGAAACCACTGGCTGGAACTCCGCCATTCGAAACAGGGTGCCCCGTACTTCCTGGCCTGGTCCAAGGCCGCAGAGAAACCTGGATCGAAACACATTTGCAGCGAGAAATGCGCCCATTCTGTATTGGACGCACACCTCACGGCGCTGCGGGAAAAAGCGAAAGTAGCCGTTTAATGTTTTACGACGAAAAGGACATCGAAAAATTGCGAGCGCTCTGCCTACGGTGGAATAAGGCGGCAGCGAAGGCCGGGACCGTGGGCAGCGAGTTCATCGATGATCCAGAGCGCGTGTTCGAGTGTTTGGAAGCGCAACAAAAGATGCGCGAGAAGTTTGCGCATCGCAAAGGCAAACTGGGGATCGAACTACCGTCCGAATAATGGACTGAAAGGAGAATCAAATGTTGGGCTGGCACTTCACAGAAACAAATAAACTCCTACGATTTGGCGATGGCCGAGAAGTAGTCGCGGGAAAAACCATAACCTTCAAAGGCACCCCGGTTTTGTGCGAAGCGGGGCTTCACGCTTGCGAGAAACTGTTGGACGCAGTTGGCTATGCCCGCGGGCCGTACATCTGGCGTGTCGAACTATCAGGTAAGATCGTCCACGGAAAGGACAAATCGTCCGCCACCAAACGCAAGGCGCTGTGGGGGTA